GGCGGAAAGGTCGAAAGTTCAGCAGGTGGAAGAAAAGCTCTTTGAGCTGGATACCCCTTGGAAAACGAAGAGCAAGCGCTTCCTGAACAGTCCAACGGGATTTCTGCCCACCATGCACAAATACCGTTTCGACTGGCCGCAAAAGGTCAAAGTTGGCTCAAGCATTATGGTATGCACGGATGGCGATTTATTCGGGCCGTGGGTTCCTGAAGATTGGATTCTTCAGGTGTTTGCGGCGGCTGATGAAGCGCCCCAGCATCAGTACATTTTTCTGACGCAGTATCCGGAACGCTATAAGCAACTTGCGAATCACGAGAAGCTACCCCAAAACAAGAATTTCTGGTACGGTTCGACGGCGACGGTCAGAGAAAGCAGCGTATGGGCGAACGAACACTATAATGCGTTCGTTGCGATAGAGCCGCTCCTTGGCCCGTTTGAGGGCGACGTGACAAAAGCGTTCCAGAAGTTGAAGTGGGTCATCATCGGCGCGGAAACAGGCCGAAATGCCGGAAAGGTCATTCCAAAAGCGGAGTGGATTAAAGACATTCTTGCGTCAGCGGATGCGACCAATACGCCTGTTTTCATGCGGAGCAGTATGGAAAGCGTGGTAGGCGTCGAGAATATGCGGCGCGAGAAACCACAGCCGCTTCTTCAGAGAGTTCCCAGTGACGTGCAGAAGGAGCGTCTGTGGGAGTATTGCGCGGTCTGTGGCAAGTACAGACCGATGAAAGAAATGTACGCGCTGCTCTTGCGCAGAAAACGTGGAGATAGCCCGGAGCGGGTGGCTTATATGTGCCCGGAATGCTATGAGCAGTTCAGCAGAGACAATTTTGAGAA